GCGGTGGTGTCGGGCCATTATTGTAGTCAAATGTTTGTCCATCAAGTCGCTGACAAATAGCACTTGTTCGAGAGTCCAGTGTTGCAACATATTCATATTTAGGTGATACCTTTTTATTTGCTGCATATACAGCCTGTGATGCTTGATTAGTTACCTGATTTACAGATGTTCTAACAATAGTCTGAATCTGATGATTAGCCAGTTTTGTTAATTCACCACCAGCTAAAGCAATCTGTTTAACATTTGCCTTTTGTAATTTATCAAAATCAAGTTTGCCAATTAATCTCCTACTAATCTGGTCTAATGTCTCACCAGCAAACACTCCTGACCTTACTGCTAAATCTAACCTCTGGGCTGAGGATTCTGCTATGCCCCTAAATGCTTTTCTTACTGTGTTGCCATTTGGAAGTGTAATTGATGCTCCTTGCTGGGCTGTAAGTCTAAACTTCCCAGATCCAAATTCTTTAAAATTATCCTCAGTAAATGCTTTGCTAGTAAATATATTTACCTCTGATGGGTCTGTCATAATAACTGATTCTGCATATTTATCGCTAATAGCAACACTGTTAATCGGGACATTACCAGAGGCTGTAACTTTTTTAAGTTCGTTTTGAATAAACTCAGATTGAAGTTCTGCAACCCCCTGCATTTCTGTCCCCATATCTATAGCTGACCTTAACCACCAAGTATCTAAACTATCACTTGATTGTTTAATTATGGCTCTTAATCTCTTTCTTGTTTGCGGTGCAATAATTCTTGCCCCTCCTTTTGTTATTTCTGCAACCTGTCTTTGATCTATAGACCTTAACTGTTTTGCTGCATTAAGGATGATTTCGTTGTAATTGACAACATATTTTAAAGCAACAGAATTTGAATACCTATTAAGATCAATAGTTTCTCTAAAAAAGACCTCTGGTGTGGACATTTATCATTCGTCCTCTGTGTCCGCTGGCTCTTGTGCTGGGGCTACTGGTTCTTCTCTTTCCGTCAGTCCTCCATTCTGTGTAGTTTCGATCTCCTCTTCAACGTCAAAGTCATCACCAAGAATCTCTCCAGCCGATAGCTGGTTCAGTAATGTCTCCTGACTGATAGTGCCAGAAGTAAACAATGCAAGTAGTGACTGGATCTCCTGTGGTTCTAATCTGGTAGAAACAAAGTCTCTATTCACGAAGCTGCTTCCAGCGTTAGGTTCATTTAGATATTCGCTATGAAACTTGAGGCAGTTATCAATTAAGTCTTGCATTTGCTGTGCAACAACCATCATTGTGCTGTCATTCTGCGATCTATCTATTCTCTTGGCCTCTGCTGTTTCGCCTACTAACTTCTGACCCAAAACTGCGGCCAAAGATAAAGTATTGATCTGTTCTTTAATATCATCAAGCCTTTTGAACTGACTGTCATAGCTATCTCCTGATGGACTGATATATTCCATGCGAGACTCAGGTGGCAATGATAATGCCTCACTAGGGCCTGTTGTTATCTCATCTGCATTTGGATAGCCAAAGACTGCAAGTAATGGAACAGAACTGATATGTAATATGTTGTCCAAGTCAGACTGGATCTGGTAATGCTTGAGATTGAGTTCTGCAATGTCATACAAAGGACTACGGCTCTCGAAGAAACCAACTCTGTTTGAATATGCCACAGCAAAAGGAATTTTATCTTTGAGGCTCATTTCACCCTCCTCAAATAATTTAAATTCACTTTTTTTATCATCTTTTCTGTGGATTTCATATCTGCCACGCTCTAAAACTCTAACTTGAGTAATATTCTTTTCTCCATATTTACCATCAGGCTCAACAACATTTTCTAATAATCGAACCTGTGTGAGTTGTCTTGCACCATCTATGATCTCAGTCCTCCATCCTAAAATATCTGATGGCTTATATGTCACCCAGTATGGTCTTGCCTTCTCGCCTTCCTTTGGTGCATCTACAAGTACACCACAATGCCCGAATGATATAACTGTTCTTGCTGTTTGATAAAGCCAGATATTCAAGTCATTACCTTCTAAATCCACATCAAAAAGCTGTTCCCTTACAAGATCAGATACATCATCAAGTCTTACTGGCTTTCTGACCAGCATACCTGACAGCATTTTCTCAATTCTCTGGAGATAGGGAACTACTGTGCTTCTGGCGAGTCTGCGATCATAAGAATCGTCCACCTCTCGTTCAAGTTGTGGTAAGTATTTTCTATGTTCACTTCTTATCTTGTAAGTTCCTTCCTTGAGGTCAGATATTAGATCCCAAAACTGTGCCATGCGTTGATATGCCGCATTAGGACTGACAACTGTTGTAGGAGCTACGGTTATTGACTGGTTATAAATATTTTGTGAGCTATACACAGTTTTGCCTCAATAATACCATGATCTTAATATATTCTAATCCCTGTAGATTTGCCCGCCCTTGCAAACAATGGATTAAACTCTCTCCATATTAAATAGCCTAAGCTATCAGCCATGTGGTCATAGCCTGACTCTTTATCTGGTTCTCCTTTTTCGTTATATGACTGGAGTTCCATTGATTCGATTAGCTTTCTGCAACTGGCATGGATTTGTAAACGGCTTTCCCCTTTGCCGTTACATAGTAAAGCCTGTACGGAAGCGACCCTATCTCTGACTGGCGGGTTGCTGCGGGGGCTTTGATTGCTGAAACCATATCCAGCCAGTATTTCAATGTCTGTCTGACTCGCATTTGTACTCCTGTTTCCTCCACTAGCATCTGGATAAATGTATATCTTGTTCATAGGGTATCTGGATTTAATCGTTTGTGCTAGAGCATCTGTATCGTGAACCCCTGATATTTCGTCAAATATTAACAATTTTTGATCTTGGATAATTCCTATCACGCAGTTCATATTACCAATATTGAAATCCAAGCCAATTCTTAATGGTTCAAGACCAATCTCAGGCATAATATTAGTTACATTATTTTCTCTGGTGAAACGATCATATACTTGCCCAGTTGTTAAATTAATAAATTCTCCATTGAGGTAAGCTTGCAACATTGATGGATCATAGTTTGCCTCCATACGTTCAATAAAGTCATTTGGCAAATGTGGATTATCTTGAGTCCTCATCTTGATTAGCTGCCTATCGGTTCTCTCCTTTGCTTCATCTGTACCGAAGGTCTGATATAACCAGCGAAACCCCTCTGGTGTACTAGCTGCACAAAACTGTCTAACATTACCAGCCCTTAGTCGTCCAAGTATCTTTGGAAAAGCCTTCTCACAAATGGTCGGACTGACAACATCTATTTCATCAGCCAAACAAAAAGCTAAGTTTAAACCAATAATTCTACTCCAGTTCTCAAAGCTGCGACATAATAGTTTGCAATCTCCCTCCTTTAAATGGATCACATACTCTGGAAGTGGACTAGCTCTAAAGCTGTAGGGTATTTCATAATGCTCTAAAAACTGATCGAAGTCTGTCTGCCAAATGTCTCTGATTAATGGGCCAGTAGGTTCTAGGATTGCACCAATATATCCGATATTCTGTGCCGCTAGTTTTAGGGCCATTGCACAAAGAGATCTTGTTTTGCCAGCACCATAGCCAGCGGAAAGTCCTACAATTTCTGTTTGGTTGTCAAAGAATAGCTGTTGCTGTGGATGTAAGTCGTTTCTAATCCTAGTAAGTAGCTCAGTAGTATCTATATCGGTGTAATGACTACCTATGTGATCTAATACAGAACCTTCTCTGGAAAGTATGCTCAAGACATCACCTGACCAACTTTTGCCATAGAGTTTATACAGCCCAAAGCGACTGTCAACTGCCCTGACTTTCTAGCCTCTTTTGCCAGTGATGCATATTGAGCTAATACTTCAGCCGTAAATTGTCTGCGGTCAATATCAAAGTCTTGCTTTAAGATTGCTGTTGCCTCTTGAATATATCTATCTATAGATCTTTGACTCACACCCCACTTAGTTGATGCAAATTGACTTATTTCTGATCTAACAGTGCCAACAGACAAAAGGTTAGCCACTTTGTTGACTCTAAACTCATGCTCATTCTTGCTAGTTCTTCCGTTAGCCACACAATTAAGGTTTTTATTAGTCTAAATGTAGCGTCAATTGCTAGTTTTTGTCGATTTAATTATATATTTACTATTTTTTGATTCTTGCCAACATCTGTGGTCACAAAGCATTTTTGCAAGTGCTTTTAATGCAGATAAATCATAACTTGCTAAGTAAATGTGATTTCTACCTTCCTCAAAAGGCTCACAATTGATTAAAATTTCATCTTCTGAAAAGTCATGATAGCCCCAAAAGTTACCTAATGCCAAATGAATTGGAGTATTAACAAAGGCAGTTTTAATTGTTTGAGAGCCAATCTCACTTAATTCAAGTTCATAAGGGATTGGAACTCCATCTAAGCCATCAAAAACCATAAGATATTTTTTCCATTCTTCATCAAACCAAATTTGGTGTTTTGGAAATTTAGGCTTTTTAGGTAATTTAGTCATGATTTTTGTTTTTCCCAAAGTTTAATAAGTGTTTTTAATTCAAAAATCCTTGCTTGTGCTGCTTTTATTTTTTGTTTTACTTTCATTTGTATGTTAATTAAGAGCTTTATCCCTTATTATTCCAAATTTGCCACCGTTGTCAGATATATGTTCTAAAATTTTTTCTTTTGACATGGGAAGAACTGCCCTAGTTCCTTTACCAACTTTTACACAAAGCATAGCGGCACAATTATCTTTGCCATTTAAATGATTAAAAGCTCCATCAGGATAAAGGTCTAATTCATTTTCGTAAGGATCTCTAAAAAATTTAGAAGTGCCATACTTATCAAATAGTTTCATATCTTTTATACAGTATTTGCGTCTTAATTTACCTACCTCTGGATGGACAGAACCAGTTTTATTTTTTGAGTTACCATTTATGACATATTCAGTGCCACTATAGTCAGAATCTCCAAAGCCTTTTTTCATAATGATTTCATAGTAAAGTTTGCAAGTTTGTCTTTCACCTCTTGTATTTCTGGTGAACAATTAATAAGGTTTTTATCTGGATTTTTTTTGTGTTGATTCATAACTTTATTCATAAACTTTGCAGTTTTAGACCAACCTTCTTTTCTTATGTTGTGGATGTCTCGAACAACATTAATGTCAATATCAACTCCATAAAAGTTTCTAATAACACCATTTTCATTTCTGTAGCCTTTACAGACTAGCTGGTTGTCTTGGTCATAAGTTGCATTAGCAGCAGCACAGTAACATATAAGGGCTAAATCCTGTCCACCACAGTGTTTTCCTGAGTCGTCCTTATCATAATCAGGCAAGTGTTGATTAATTAGTCCATCAGAATTGTGGATTATTCCAGAATCATTACAGGCATAACATTCATATTGAGGTGCATGAAAAGTAATTTCCCTGTCGATAGGTCGTCTTTTATAGCTTTTCATTAGTTTCAGAAATAGTTTTTATTTCAGCAAATATTGTTTTAAATTTTTTATCTTTTTTTCTAGGTCTGGACATTCTCTTTTTTCCATAAAGATTTAAATTTTCAAAATCTTTGGTGGTCATGTCCTTGCTGGCATGAAGCTCATTTTCATTAACAAACATGGTGTTTAAAAAGGGGTGTTTTGGGGTTTTCTAAATGTAGGTGCTTTTCTTGTAGCTGTCAACAAATATTGTTCATATTGACCATTCTTAATCCAGCGGTGGGCATCAGAAAACAAAGGAGTAAACTTATCAGCCTTAAGTGACTTTCTTCTGGCTCTTATATCGGCTTCAAGGCAGTCTTTTAGTTTGTCCCTTGTCTTTGGATCTAATTTCATAAATTCGTTGTAAGCAAGCTTTTTTGACAAAGATATAGTT